CTAAGCCTTTCTTAGCACGCGGCACGCGGCGCTCACCACGACCCCGCCACAATCTCAACGACCACACCGGATGTCAGGCTGGCCAGGTATAACGTCAGTGCCGATTCCGACGCGATGTTGTCCACCGAAACCCCCGCACCTGACTTCATCGTCATCCACGGCGCCGTGGCTGCCGACGTACCATCCGTTCCTGCCACATGCCCCGCTTCATGCGACCAGAACACATCAACGGATGTGCGCGGCTGCATGGCAAATGCCCGCACGCCAGAGGGCAGCGCCTGGCTGTATTCCGTCGTGCCGTCAGTCAACTCAACGTTGTAGATCACAAGTTTTCGTAAACTGTAGTTCATTGTGCCCTCCGTGGGCGCCTGCGGGGGCCAGGCGCCTTATCGCTCAGTTACTGCCGTAGACCACATCGAGTTGGATTTGAAGAGCCGTGAACGTGCCCGTACCCTCCTCATCGTAAACGAGTTGGAGCAGATCGCCCTTGCTCACCGCGTCAGTGCTCAGCGTGAACTGTGTCGGTACCAGTGCCGCCCATCCTGCGGTGCCGCCAATGGTATTGCTCAGCGCCGTTGTAGCCGTGCCTGCCGTCCCGCCGTTGCGCAAGGTCAGACTAAAGTAGCTTGTCCCATTGGCCGCCAGTGCGTTTGTCATGGTCGCATATGCACCCATGATGGTGGCATCGTGCGGCGCCCTCCACAGTGGGAGCACATCATCTGCCGCTGGGTCATAGTCCAGATTGACCACGACCGATTTGTAATCAAGCCCCTGAAACATCATGCACCTCCTACGTTGGCTCGGCCGCGTCTGCCGTGTATTTCACGCCGAACGTGTTGCGGATGACGCCGTAGCCGTAGCCCGCCGTCATGTTCAACTCCCAGGCCCGCAGGCTGGCATCACGCTCAGGCTCCAACCGCGGCGCCCGCCGGCTATCAAAGCCGATGGCGCCCTGGCTGAACATGCCGCTGATCGCATCATCGCTGCCGTCCACGCTGATGTTAGCGTTCACAAACCACCGCACGCCCAACATCGAGTTGACCGCGTAGTCGCGCATAGCCTGATTTGCCAGGTCGCCTAGAAATGCATAGGTGCCGGCTGGCTGCCCAAGCTGCACCCAGATGTCATGCCAGTGGTATGGATGCAACACAGCGTTGATCGGCGCCGGCACCTTGTTGTTGCGCAGCACCGCGATCGCGGCCGCAAAATCCGTCAGAGTTGCAGAGTTCCCTGCCCCTGGCCCCATGTCCTTCGTGAAAGACGAAAACGTGCCGACCAGGTCAGTGTCAATCTTGGTTGCGATGGCATTGCCCATTTCCAGGGCTGCGTCATCGCGTGCGCCGTCAGGGTCGCTCTCCACGTTCTGATCGGTCAGAATCACCTGCACGATCACTTCCCCTGGCGTCATGGTTGCCAGTGTGGATTTGCCGAACGTGGTCGGGTTGCTGTAATCGGCCCCATCGCTCACCGAGGCCGCCGTCAGGGTTGGACGGATGCTGAGCGTGCGCGCCATCCAGCCCTGTGCACTGAACGGCCGCACCAACCCCGTCATCAGGTTGTTTTCCCTCGCGACGAACAGCGCCCGCTCATAGATCGCGGCTATGTAGCTGCTGATGTCGCTGTACTTGGTAATCGCCATCTCTCTACCTCATTTCTCCGTTGGCGTCACCACGCCCCCACCAGACCAGAAACCGCCCGTCCGCTGACCAAACAGCTCGCGCCGCATTTGTTCATCGGTTGGACGTTGCGCCTGGCCTTCTGGGTTGGTTGGCGCCACTGCGGGCTGCTGTTTGCCCCGCACCAGATACGGTTTTGATTTGGCAATCGCCTGGATGGCCTTGTCTACCCCGTCTACACTCCCGTCCTCTCGCACCTCCAGGGTGCCCTGGTCAATCAGCCGCATGGCATCATCTGGATCGTTGAATCCAGCCCGCGCCGCCGCGGCGACCACCGCATTGCGTACCAGACGCTCTTGCGCCAGACGCTGCGTTTCCGCCAACGCCTGCTTGGTTTCGTTCAATTCAGCCTGCAACCGTTCAAGGTCGCTTAGCTTGCCCTTTTCCTTTTCCGCCTGCGCCGTTTCAGCCTCTCGCAGTTTTGTGCGATAGGCCGCCGCTTCTCTGCGCGCCCGTTTCAACTCAGCCTGGATCGCATCAAGCGTCAAGCCGTCCGTAGTCGGTTCGTCTGGCGCCGCCTGGGCGCCGTCGTCAGCAGCCGCCAGGGCCGCCATTGCATCATCAGGCATGTGTCACTCCTACTCGCACATCCATCAGTCCCTGCCGGTACAACTCCATGATCTGATTCGATTCATCCAATTGCAGTTTCCGGTCCGTAAACGTATGACCGCCAACCCAGTACCGGTACACGTAGAGCGGGTCAGTGATCCGCAATAGTCGCATCCCGCTGGCGTAGGCCATCAGGAAAAAGTCCCAGTCGTTCGCAATCTTGAACCGGGTTGGCCAGCCGCCCAACGCATCGTACATGCTGCGATTTGCCATGAATCCCCAAACCACATTGCGGTCTGGCAATTCTTCTGGGTAGGCAAGCGGCAGTTCTTGCGCCCGGCCAGCGGTTCCGCCAAAGATCGTGTCGCGCCATTCGCACCAGACGCCAGCGTAAACCATGTCATACTCTGGGTTGTCATCTAGCGCCCGATACAACGTTTCCAGGTAGGTTGGCCGATACTCATCATCATCGGACAGCAACGCAAACCGTTTTGAGGTTGCGGCCGCCATGCCCCTGCGGATCGCCCACGCCACGCCCTGGTTCGTCTCTCCGCGCACTAAGAATACCTTATCATGCGACAAAGCCAGATCGTGCGCGACCATTGGCGTTTCATCGGTTGACCCATCGTCTGAAATGATAAGCTCCCAGTCGGTCATGGTTTGATTCAGTACCGATGCCACCGCTTTCGTCAGCAACTGCCAGCGATTGTGGGTCGGGATGATGACGCTCACCTTTGCCATTGCGCACCACGAATCCCCACCCGCTGCGACACATCGTTGAACCACGTTCTGAACTGCGTTGGTAACAAGATTCGCATCTCCTCACCTGCCGGCCCCCGCTGCGGCACCGGCGCCCCTTTGCGCCATAGATCGCCGATGGTGTCCTGGGCCCATCGGTCAAGCCCCAACAAGGGCAGCAGCGCGGCTTTTAGCTGCGCCTCCGTCACGATCCGTGGCTCTGTCACGTCCGCTGGCGTCAAAATCGTCATGATGGGTAGTATTGCCTTGCCTCTGGCCCCAGCAATTCCCGCAGGCTGGGCGTCCGCTTCATGATTCCGTACACGCTATCGTGATAGTCCCGGCTGAAATCATCCGGCCCCACCCGGCCAGCGCGCCACGCATCGTACATGGACGGCCCCATGATCTCCCGTTGTCTGCCCGTCGGCTGGGCATTGAACCAGTCCCAACCCCGCTCAATCTCTGACGGGTCCTCAGCATCAACCCCCAGGCTTGACCAGGGCACCGTCTGCGGCACCATCGCACATCGGCCATTGTGGTGGTCGTTCAGCCGTTCATCCAGCGTGTGGAACGTCCCATGCTGCACGATGCAACTGAGACAAGTCCGGCTGCTGCCAATGTCCGCGTGCCAAATCCACCCCTCCACAATCCGGCTATTGCGCCGATAACCGGCTATCGTTGCCTCCCGGTACGCATACAGCATGGACGTGCGCGCCGTGCGCAGCGACCAGGTCAACCCCTGGCCGAACGTCTGCGCCAACACCCGCCCCACATACCGCGGCCCCTGCCCGGTCAAGATCGCCTGCACCATCGTGTCCCTGATGTAGTTCGCCATGTTCTGGCCGAACTGCCCCACCAGTGCCTGGTGAAACGGCCCGCCGATGCGGAAGTATTCAAGCATCCGGCCTGACTCCAACGTTGCCGAGCACATCCTCTGCCGTTGGCATCGTCAGCATCCCCGCCGCCCGTTCCCGGTCATGCGCCTTGACCGGCGCCAAGATCAGCGCCTGCGCATCAACCAGCCCATCGGCCACGCCCATGCGCACCCCCTCAACCGTCAGGTTGTAGAGGTCACGCCCGAAGGTGCCAAACACATCCAACGTCTGCTGCATCAACGCCCGGAAGGCATCAGATTCTACGATCTGCCGCCCGGTCATGCCGCCGTCAACCTGGCCAGCCTGCGCGGCCACGGCCTTGACGGCCGGTTGGAGGCGCTTGAACGCCTCACCGTAGAGCCTGGTCACGCGTATCGCCTGCCGTGCCTCTGCGGATCGCCGGCGCCGGCGCTGGTCATCAACCAACGTCATTGCCTAATTCCTTGTTAGCACGCGGCATTGGCACTCCCTGACCCTGGTCAAACACACGCAGCAACGCTTCTCCAACGTTGCCTTGCGATGCGTCTTCCTCCTCGATGCGCGCCTGTTCTGTTTCCCAGTCGCGGCCCAGCTCCGTTGCCATCGTCTTTCGGCTCACGATCTGCATGTCACGCTCCAACTGTAGAGCCTGGACTTGTTCCAGCCGGTTGTAGGGCAGCGGATCGCCCCATGACACACTGACCGGCCAATCCCCAAACCCCATCATCAGCAGCGCCCGCCGGCTCACCTCGGCCAGCCCCATCCCATAGAGGCTGCGCTTGGTCTGTAGTTTGTCCAGCGCAGCCTTGAACAGCGTGCGTAAACCGAAATTGGTCAACTGCCCCAGCCGATCCTTCATGCTGGCCAGGTTGACCGTCCGATGCTCAGCGTAGAACTGCGCCTGCACGAACTCCAGGAACATCGCACTGCTGCTCAGGTCGGATTGCATCTCCAGGTTCTTGATTTGCGCCGCTGGGTTGGCAACCGTCCACAACCCATCCACCGTGGTCTCCTTGATCTCCGTCGCCTGCATCCCCGTCCCCACGGTTTTGGGGTGTGCGTGAAACTTCAGGATGCGCGCCGTGTTCGATGCCACGAAGTTGGCCGTATCGTTCAACTCAGGATTGATTAAATCAGGCTGCCCGTAACGGCTTTCGGGATCAGGGAGATTCTTCCAGTCCACAATGGGCGCCCATGCCCACGGCCACATCACTTCGCCTGTTACCGTCCAATCCCTGGCGCCGTGCGGCAGTATCAGGTCACGCACCAGCCACGACCCGCCCAAGTCCACAATGTCCTGCCGGCTGAAATCATTGCCGCTTTGCCACTGTAGCCGATAGGCCAGCACCGTCTCGAAATCATCCGCGCGCCAGAACATGGTCACATAGCGGGGATTCAACCGGATCAACCGCACACCGCCCAGGGGCGTAGGCGCCAGCTTGACGAACACGTGCCCAGCCACCGCGCCCGTTACTCCCACGTCCTGGCACCAAAGCGGCAGATTATTGGCCGCCCAGATGGCCTCTAGCGCCTGTTCTTCCGGCGTCTCATCAACCTGGTCAAGCTCAAATTCCGGCGCCGTGCCAAACAGCATGGCCACGCTCTGGTCAATCACTTCCCGCGCCAGGTTCAGAATCACATTGTCATCAGGCTGCCCACTGCGCACCTTGAGCGGCCGCTTGTGCTCGCGCCGGTAGTATGCCCAGTGCCGCGCAATCACCGCCTGCCTGGTTGACAGTTCCTCGTTGACCGCCCGATCCAGCGCGGCCAGATCATCTAGCGGGTACATCGTGATATTAGGCATAGAATGGATTTTCCAACGTGTGCACAGTCTGCGTAATCGCAGAATTCATCACGTACCGCAGCGCATCCATGGCATGGTCATTGACCTTCTCCGGCTCGTCGCGCATGCCCGCGCGGCCTTCCTTCCACACATACGATTCAAACTCGGCGATTGTGTTGACACAGGTGGGCGCCACGGTCAGCCGTGGCCGTCCGTCTCCCGCCACCTGCAACGCCGCCTTCACCCGGTGAATGCCGTCCATGACCCGGTGATCAGCCGCTACCACGGGCAGCCCCGCATCGCGCAACTCAGCGATCAGCCCGGCCGCCGACGGGTCAGCGTAGAAAGTATCCACCTGGAACGCATCACGCAGCCGTTTGGCCTCTGCGATCACATCCCCCTGGAGCATGCGCCGCTGGTACATCTCCTGCGCAACATGCACCCGGTTGTCACTGTCCAATCCCACGACCAGGATCACAGACGGATTGGTATAACCCTCATCAAGCCCAGCAACAAAGCGCCATCCGTCTCGTTCCTGTTCCATGACGTGTCTGCTGCGGTCAAACTCGTCATAGACCAGCCCCTCGAACGTAACGAAATCGCCGAGCAGCTCCTGCCTGGCAAATTGGCCCGTGTACACCGCCTGCAGACTGTCAACGAACTCACGATCCAGGTACGGGTTATCTCCGGTCGTCGCACGGAAGACCGTCAGGTTCTGCAACTGGTTGTACACCCAGTTCCGCCCCTTCGGCGTCGTCGTCAGCCAGGCTGGCCCGGCTGTACCATCAGCCCGTAGACGGCCTATGCCAACTTCCCACGTCTGCGCTGGGCACAGCGCCGCCTCATCAATCCACATCCAGTGGATGTTCGGCCCTCTGAGCCGGTCTGGCATATCCGCTGATCGAAATAGAACCTCCGAGCCGTTGCGCAACGTGCCCCGCATCTCCGACTTGTGGAAGTCTACCAGGGCGCCGCCAGCCACCGCCTGAAACGTGCGTAGAGTGGCGTCACGGAGCATCGGGTAGGTGGGCGCCACGACCAGGCCCATCGTCTTGGCCTTGCCACCGGCCAGCAAGGCCCTGACTGCGCCGGCATGTGACTTGCCGCTGCCGATCCCGCCCACGAACAGGCTGAACCGATCCGTGCAGTTCACAAACCGCCATTGCTCACTGTACAGCTCAATCTTCACGCTGCACCACCTGGATCACGAACCCGCCCTCGTCTGGCGTCGTGTGCTGCACGTTGCCCTTCTGCACATAATCTCCTGTTAGTTCTAGGAACATCTTCCGGTCCTGGAACGCCGCCGGACTTGGCATCTTGGCCACCGTCACCAGCGCATCAAGAACGTCGGCAACGTGTTCCATGAGCATCTGCTTTGGCAGCGCCGCGATGCGTTCCTCAATCTCCGGGTCCTTGCGCATCCATTCCCGTATGACGCTTGGGCTGACGTTGATGAGCCTGGCGAACTCCGCTTCGGTTTTGGGCCAGCGCAGCGGCTTGGGCGCCACATGCCTGGCAATCAGCAATGCCCTGCGCCAATCCCAACGGTGCCGCCAGACTCCATTCTCTTGTAGGCGTTCGGCCAGGAGGTCATCATAGATCGTTCTCCAGGCCGGCTGCTCTTCCAGCGTGGCCAGGTGGGCGTCCAGGGCCTGCCTTCCACGTAGCCTATTTTCCTGGCCCGGGGTGCTCGCCGGCGCCGTACCCCTTGAAAAATCGCCAGAATTTTCGGTTTCGCTATCGTCATTGCTGGATTTTTCAGCCATCCCAACATCGCTATCGCTCATCTGCCCTTACCCAAACGCCGACTCCACCACAAAGACTCCCTCACACCACGTGCCGAATCACAAGCGCAATCAGCAGCCCGAGCACCATCAGCGTCAAGATAGTGCCGGCCACAAACACCCCCAACAGCACGCGCCCCTGCTGCGTCAGCGACTCAACAGAATGACGCACCGTCTCCACCGTGTCCTTGACCCTAACCCAATCTTCGATGTCAAACTTCGCCAATGGCGCCAGCGCATCACTGATTCTACCAAACCGCTGTTGGTTGTCGTCTAGTGTCTTTGCCATCATAGAGACTTGCGTCTCCAGTTTAGCCACGGTCTGCGGCAGGTTTTCGGTGGAATAGGGCATAGTATTCGGTGTTACCTGTCTACCGTTGGCTTTCGGAAACGCCGCGCCGGGGTTGAAGCCCGGGTTGTACAACGCAATGATGTCCGCCAGCCGCACGCGCTCAGCGTCGCCAAATCGGTCTACGTAATCGAGGAGCGCCATCGTGTAGGGATCGCGGCCTGCGGTGGGGACAACCCGCTCGGCCACCGGCGCGTAGTGGTTGAACACAATTTCCTTGATCTGATGCTCGGGCATTTTCGCCAGGGTCTGGCGCAGTTCGTCATTCGTCATGCCAACTCAATTCAGTGACAACTCAATCAATTGCCAGTCCTGGCCATCCCACAGCGCAATATCCTGCGTGGCCGGCCCTGGCAACCGCTTCAGGTTGAGGGGCGCCGGCTCTACATCGGTCAGCCTCTCCGCCGCCGTCTCATGCCCCCACCCCCGCTACATCCTGTAGCGTCTGGTAATCCCCTTCGTCCAACTCCAAAAGCAAAACCGGCATGAGGCGCAATGCTCCCTGCCGGTCAAAAGTCCGCTTGAAACTGAGCTTGCATGGGAAGTCCTGCGACAATGCCGCCGTGACCTGTCGCAGCGTAAAATGCCTGTCCCTGTCCGCTGATACTGCCATCGTAACCCCTCGGTGCCTGGGACTGTGCCACCAGGCACCTACTGGAAGGAGAGAAACCGACGAGGAAAGCCCAAGCTCGCCTACGCAAGAACCGTCGAATTCAGTATACGCCTGTGAATTCGTTTTGTCAATATGTTTCAAACTGAAACATAAACTCGTGTCTAAACCTATTGACAAATGTTTTTTAATGTGCTATAATGACTATAGAAAGTTGAAAACCAGCCAGCCCCCCGACTGGCACAACACCTGGTAGGCCCTGCAATCCAGGGGAAGGGGCAAAGGAGATAAAGAAGTACTATGACCACGCACGAAGCCGCATCCGTCGCAGGCGTCACCCCAACCACGATCCGCAACTGGATCGCACGGGGACGCCTGACCGCTGGTACCAAGCGCCTGACGCACGCACCCTGGTGCGTCTGGGACATCACCGAGGAAGCCCTGGCCGCCGCCGTGGCAGCGCAGCGCCGGCCAGGGCGCCCGTACAAGACCACCCCCAAAGCAGAGGAGAAGCCATGAACTACAACGTCAAGTCAATCAGAAGTCCACACCAAGACCGAGACTGGTACGAAGTATCGGATGCTGACAATGAATATCACTTATGGATCGTCGAGCACGACTTCCTGACCGACACCATGTTTTGCACGTGTGAGGAACCCGTGAAGTGTGATCACCGTTCCGCCGTCCTCACTGAGATTGCCGAAGCCGATTGGCGTGAAGATCAAGCCGACCGCCTGGACTACGCCAGGGGTCAATTCTGAAGCCGAAGGAGAAACCGACCATGCAGACATCAAACGAAGTTTCCGAGTTGTTTGCCGCCCTGGCAACGGCACAAGGGAAATTCACCGACGTGGTGAAAGACAAGAAGGCCCGCATTGAGTCACAGAAGGGCAGCTACGGTTACGCCTTTGCCGACCTTGCCAGCTACATTGAGGCCATTCGGCCCGCCCTGGCTGAAGCAAAGCTGGCCGTGATTCAGGCGCCCGCTATCAGCGCCGGAACCGTGACCGTGACAACCCGGATTGTTCACGCTTCCGGGCAGTGGGTCGAAAGCGAGCTGACCATGCCTGTCGGACAGCAAACGCCACAGGGTATTGGTTCGGCCATCACCTACGCCCGCCGCTATGCCCTGGCTCCCATGCTCTGTTTGGCCGCAGACGATGATGACGGAGAACAAGCCGAACGCGCCGTCAAGCGCCAAAACTCATATGCACCCGCCGCCGCACAGCCCGTCAAGGGCCAGCCGTTCATTCCCGAAGACCTGGCCCCGTCTCAGACAACCTTTCCCGAACCTGAGCCGTCCGCAGGCCCCATGACGCCCGCCCAGTTGCGCCCCTGGCTCCTCGAAGCCGCAGGGCGGTTTGCCAACGATGCGCCCCTACCCGAAGGTTGGCGCAAAGCGATCATCGGTCACCTGTCACGCCTGACGGGCGGTGACGCAGGCCGCCATACTTTCCTGGCTTGGGCGTTTGGGGTGCAAAGCACCAATGACCTGACCAACGGCCAATGGCACGCCCTGTACTCCTGGCTGGACATTCGCAAGGCCGATGACGGGAAGTATTACCCGTCCGACCTGGCGATTGCCGAAGCCAAGCTCGCAATGGCCGCCCTGACCGAAGTGACCGAGCCATACTAGCCCCCCTCGCCACCAGCCCCGCCGCCCCCAGGCGGGGTTTCTTGCGCCCTGCGATTTTGACAATTGCGTTATTCCGTGTATAATTATAGAAAGGAGTTTAGAGACATGACTAACACCTGTAGCGTTAAACAGTTTGCCGAAATGGCGAACGTATCACCGCAAACCGTGTACCGTTGGATTTACGGCGGCACGGTAAAGACAATCCAAATTGTCCCTGGCAGTCCTCACCGTATCCCCAGAAGCGAATTTAACCGCCTGCTGGGCTTTGAGCCAATGACCGAGACGCCTCCGGCGCCGGAGGCTTGACATGATCCGCCCAACCGTTAGCAAGCGCACGCGCTTTGAAGTGTTCAAGCGCGACAAGTTCACCTGTCAATACTGCGGTCGCGCCGCCCCGTCTATTGTGTTGCAAATTGACCACATTCATCCCGTCGCAAAGGACGGGGACAACGACATTCTGAACCTGGTCACGTCTTGCCAAGAATGCAATGCTGGCAAGAGCGACAAAACCCTCTCAGATGATAGTGCAATCCAGAAGCGCAAGCGCCAACTTGACGACCTACAAGAACGCCGCGAGCAGCTCGACATGATGGTAGAATGGCAAGCATCGCTCATAGACCTTGACATTCTGGCTACCGAGGAGTGCTGCGCGCTATGGGCAAGACTTGTCACACCCTATGCCGCAACGGAAACCGGCAAGGCCGCTCTAGGAAAGCTCGTGCGCAAGTATGGATTAGGGGAGATATGCGACTGTATGCGCATATCCGTCAATCAATACCTGGAGCGTACCCGTGACGGTGAGATCGTTCGAGAATCAGTCCACAAGGCGTTTGACTACATCGGGCGCATCGCGAGCAACCGAAAGCGCATCCAAGAGCGCCCATACCTTGAAGACCTGTACCACATTTGCAATATCGCCAAAAGAAAGTTCTACTACTTTGACGACCGGGAAGCGATGGCTATCCTCAAAAAAGCATACTTAGCCGGACATAAAGTCAACGAGTTACGCAGCATCGCGTTTGCTGCGCGCAACTGGTCAGGCTGGTACGCAGAAATGGCAAGCCTGCTCTAGGGAACGGAGGCGCGCGATGTCATGGGTAAAAATTGACGACCAGTTCTCAGAACATCCAAAGGTAATTGAGGCCGGCCCGCTGGCAAGCTGGCTCTACGTCAGGAGCTTGTGTTATTCTGCAAAGTACTTGACTGATGGTTTTATCCCACAATCCGCCGCCGAACATCTAGCGATGTTCGCCGGAAGTTCGCCCGAACTTCTGGATAAGTTAGTTGAATGTTCTTTGTGGGAGCGCCAGAACGATGGGTATCAGATTCACGATTATCTGGACTACAACCCCACGGGATCGCAGGTCAAGGCCGAAAGGGCCGCCGCCGCCGAACGAATGCGCCAAAAGAGAGACGGTAAAAGCATGTTCGCCGGAAGTTCGCCGGAAGTTCGCCCGAACTTCTCAGGAAGTTCAGCTTCCCCGTCCCCGTCCCCGTCCCCGTCCCCGTCCCCGTCCCCCATTATAAAAGAGAGTAGTGTTGTAATAAGTGAGGAGGCGCCGCTAATCGCGGCATCCCCGCCGAAGTCCAAACCCAAAACCCCAAAGGCACCAAAACCACCAGCAGAGCCACCACCACCTGCCATTCAGGCCTTACGGGAGATTGTGGGAATCTACCCGCCCAAAGAGACATGGGATACCCTGGTCAACGCCTGCAAGGGCAAAACCAAAACCGAACTGCAAGCCGTCCACACTGAGTTTTTGCTGCGCACCCCAAACAGGCACAACTGGTCGTGGGTGACTGAGGGTGTTCGCTCCTATTCCGGGAAGCCCAACGGGAAAGACGACTCGGCCCAACAAAAGCCCGACAAAACCCGCAATGTCGCAATGGAAATGTTGAAACGGGAGGGACTATGGCAACCAGAACCACCACGTTAAAGGTGATCGCAATGCTCACCGAAGCCGGCCTGCCGCGACAGGTTCCCATGTCCGAGGCTGGCGTCGAAATCTACGTCATGGCGTGGGCCGATGTGCCAGATGAACACCTGGAAGCCGCCTGCAAGCAATGGATCGTTGAGGGGTCATGGTTCCCGGTTCCGGCGCAACTGCGCAACATCGCAATCGGCATGATGCCTGACACTTCCTACCTGACGCCTGCCGAAGCATGGGAAGAAGCTGTCAAGTGCCGCTCCGAATTCTACCCCGGAATGGAGCGCAGCTATCACAGCCCCTACCCATTCGTGGAAAAGACAATCAAAGCCATCGGCGGCCTGGGGATGCTCAAAGAAGCAACCATCGAGCAAACCATCAGCCACCGGGCGCAATTCCTGGCAGCGTACAAGACGTTCGTCGAACGAGCGCAAAACGACGCCCGCTTGCTGCCCGGCGTCCGTGAGTTCAAAGATCGGCTGGCTGCTGAACACCGTGCGCAGATTGCCAGCCCTGGTCAAGCGTCCGTAGTCCAAGACGTAGTAAAAGCATTAGCAAGCGAGAGGAGAGCGCCATGAGAAACGAAGTCTACCTGTGCCAGGCGTGCAAAGACATGCGGTTTGTGACCCGTGACTTGCCCGTAGACCATCCGCAGTTTGGGAAAGCGATACCATGCCCTAAGTGCAATCGTGGAACGAAGGAGAGCCAACCATGACCAACCTGCTGATCGCCCTCGCCGGCCTTATCATCCTGTCGGCGGCCCTGGCCCCCATCATCGGCGCCTGGCTGCGCAGCCGTCAGCCCCAAGTGCCTGAGACCTGCGGTCAGTGCCGCTGGCTGGAGCCACACTTCGACGGCCTGCTCTGTGGACGGCGGGCATTGCGGCGCCTGCGCACTGACCCAGCGTGCGACATCGGAGAGGTGAGGGAGTGACCCGTCACCGCCCGCGCGCCCTGCCTGAGTCAGCCGTCATGCGCCAGTGCGCCGACTACGCTGTCATGCGTGGCGCTCTCGTGATTCGTGTCAACGCGGGCGCAATGCCCACCCCTGACGGGCGCTGGTTCCGTGCCTCTCGCTGGCGTGCGCCGGGTCACCTGTGGCACGAGACCGGCGTCAGCGACTTGGTGATTATCTGGCGTGGCCGGGTACTCGTGGTCGAAACGAAGGCGGGCGACAACACGATCAGCCCGACACAGGACGCCTTCCTAGAGGCCGCAGACGAGGCCGGCGCGGTGGTGGTGGTCGCCTACAGCGTGGATGATTTGAGAA